TTATAATGCACGTCCAACACCGCCTGCTCGCCAGCGTCGTCTCCGGCGTCTCGTTCGGTGGCATGATCAATGCACGCGACCTCAATTGCCTTGTAGTAGTATTTGTTCAGAATTCTCTTTCTGATGGCCAGGGGTGGATGCTCGATTTCAAAGCCCATTGAGTCAGGCTATCAGCGTCAGTAGTTCCAACGCCACCCGTAGGGCTGTCGTTACCCGTGGTACTGTTGAAAAGCAGTAGCAACGTCAAGGAGACGAGAGATGGCCCAAAAGCACAACAGGATTCTCTCCTACGGTGGCGGTGTTCAAAGTTCGGCACTGATCATCCTGGCGGCGCTCGGAGAAGTCCCACCGATCGACTACGCGCTGTTCGCCAACACCGGAGACGACAGCGAGCACCCGGCAACCCTGAAATATGTCCGCGAAATTATGATCCCGTGGGCTGCCAAGCAGGGAATCGAAGTCCACGAGCTGCGCCGATATCTGCGAGATGGGTCCGAACAGACCCTTTGGGGGCGCATCATGGACCACAAGGGAGACACCCTGCGCGAACCCATACCGATCTATGGTTACACCGGCAAACCAATGCGGCGATCCTGCACAGCAGATCACAAAATCAAGGTCGTGGGCAAATGGATCGAAAAGCATTACGACAAGTCGGTGCTTCCGATCGAAGTGTGCGTAGGTATTTCGGTCGACGAACTCGAACGCGCTGGACGCGGCCGTGACGAACGGTGGGAGAAACGCGTCTATCCTCTTCTCGATATCGGGTATCACCGCAGCAATTGCGTAGGCGTGTTCGATCGCGTTGGTTTACCCGTACCACCTAAATCGTCTTGTTTCTTTTGCCCTTTCCATTCTGCTAAAACATGGCGAGTTCTTCGACGCGACGAACCCGAGCTTTTCGAGAAAGCGGCCCAACTAGAAGATAAACTACTGGAGCGGCGCCGCGAGCGCAACAAAGGCGAAGTGTTCCTCACAGGAACCGGCAAACCCCTCCGTGAGGCGATGGTTGCCGAACAAGACGAACTCTTTGGACCCGAAGTTTTCAATCAAGGAAAATGCGACGAAGGTTATTGCTGGACGTAAAGAAGACTCTTGCTTGACGTAAGAAAATTCGGTAACCTCCCTAGACGAAATTGAGGAGGGTCGCATGAGCGAGCAAAGTGAACAGTTCTATAAAAAGATCGCGTTCGCGGCCTGCGCCGGACTCCCCAAAGATTGGTTTTTCCCTCCGTCACGAATGCTCGAAGAAAACAAGAATCATCTTCGCCGTGCGCGAGAAGTTTGTACACAGTGCCCGATTATCTCGGAGTGCTACGAACACGCGATACGCCACGAAGAATTCGGATTTTGGGCTGGTCTTTCACCTCGACAACGACGAGTGATACGACGCGAACAAAAAATTTCGTTCGTTTCATTCACGACACAGGCACTCATCTGGCACGTCGACTGGAATCAAGCCAAGGGACGCGCCGGCCGGGCAAAACACATCGCCAAACAACGAGCCGACAAAAAGTGAACTCGATATTCGTCCCAGAGCACGTTCAGAATTTCCTGAACCGCCTGGATGGCGTGTCACGCAGCGGCATGGGCTGGGCGGCGAAATGCCCGTGCAGAAATGACGACGAGAACCCATCGCTGACCGTAGGCGTCGGCAGAAACGACCAGGTGCTCATCAAGTGCCACAACGGCAACCCGTGCAGCGTGGAACAGATCGTCAGGTACATGAACCTGGAGATGAAAGACCTGTACCAAGACAAAGTCTTACCCGTGTCTGTTTCGAGCAAAAAAGATCGCGGGAAACGCAAAGTCGAAGCCGTATATCAGTATGTAGACGACAACTTCGAGGTTCTGTACGAAAAGGTCAAGTATCGATACGAAGACGGCGGCAAAGGATTCTCGCAACGTCGGCCTGATCCGGCGCTGCCAGGCAAATACATCTATTCCCTGATCCCCAAAGAACAACGAGTCCTCTACAACCTACCCGTAATCAAGAAAGCCATCGAAGACAAAGAACCCATCTGGCTCGTCGAGGGCGAAAAAGACGTAGACACACTCGAGAAACACAACATCATCGCGACCACGGCTGGCGGCGCTGGAACGTGGGAACCCCAGTTCACGGACATCTTGGCAGACGCTGCTGCCGTAGTAATCGTCGCCGACAACGACGAAGCAGGAAAAGCGCACGCCATTGGCGTCCAGCGCATATTACAGGGCGCAGGATGCGCGAACGTGTCCGTGTTTGTCAGCAACTATGCAAAAGACATAACCGATCACGTCAACTCTGGTCACGCCGTCAACGACCTTGTCGAACTCGATTATCAACCCGCAGAAAACGTAACCGAGAGTCTCACCGCCGAAGTCTTGGCCGAAAACAGGATATTGGAACAAATCATCGAAATATTCGGTCGCAGCATCAGGACGGATCAAAAAGTTTCACGCACCCGTGCGCTACTTGATGGTTTCGGCATCCTGGAAATCGGCGACCACGGCCGTCTCGTCGAATGGGAAACGTTCCTCGAAGAAACCGACAAAGACACGTACGAATGGGTGATACCCGGTCTCATCGAGAAGCAGGAACGCGTGATCATCGTCGCTGCCGAGGGAGTGGGTAAAACAATGCTCGCTCGGCAGGTGGCGATCCTCTCGTCAGTCGGCGTGCACCCGTTTACGTTTCAACCCATGGCTCCGATCCGTACTTTGACGATCGATCTAGAAAACCCTGAACGCATCATTCGGCGAACGTCGCGATGGATCATGAAGCGTGCACAGCAATTCGCTCGAGATCGTGCTGCGCGAGGAACTGCCATAAGGTCTGATGCACACCTGATGATCAAACCATCCGGAATGGATCTCATGACACCGTCTGGGCGGTCTCTTTTCGAACAAACAGTTGACGAAGTACGCCCTCAGCTTCTTTGTGTCGGTCCCCTGTACAAGTCCTACGCCGACACGGGGACATTGACCAGCGAGGCGCTTGCTGTTGAGGTGGCGAAGTTCTTCGACTACATCCGAGACGTATACGACTGTGCCTTGTGGCTGGAACACCACGCGCCACTGGGGCAGTCCTCAACATCACGCGAACTACGACCTTTCGGATCAGCCGTTTGGTCGCGTTGGCCAGAATTCGGCTTGGCGCTGTCACCAAATCAAACGTCAGGCACTGAATACGTATACGATGTGCGTCACTTCAGGGGTGCACGCGATAGGCGCCCGTGGCCGTCCAAAATGAAACGTGGCGTACAGTTCCCTTTTGAGACACTAGAATTTATGAAAGCCGATATCGAAGAAAAGCGGCCTGATAGCGGTGAGGTCTTTTAAATGTCTGACGAAACCCCAAAAGAAAAGAAAACCGCGAAATCACTTACCCGTGAGTTCCTGGCTGAGCGCGACCTCAGAATCTTCAAAATGCGTCAAGCAGGCATACCTCACACCGAGATAGCTCGTCGATTCAGCATGACCACGGGGGCAGTTGGTTCGGCAATACGCAGGCAGCTCGAGAAACTCAATTCGGAGGCGATGCTCGCATATCCGGAAGTTTTGCGTATGGAATTGGAGCGTCTCGACTCATTGCAGCAGAACATTTGGCCGCAGACGCAACATCGCAAGCAAACATCGGAAGATGGACAAGAAGTGATGCTGGAACCGGATTTGAAAGCCGTGGATCGCGTCTTGTCGATAATGGACCGGAGGTCGAGGCTTCTCGGCATGGAACGCAGCAATGTGTCGATACAAATGGACGTCACGTCTGGTGGCGAAACGATTCGCGCGACATTGGCTGGTGCTCAGCAAGCACACGAGCGAACGAATCAGTTCACGCCGGAAATGGAAGCGAAGAAGCTGATAGAACTCATGGCTTCGAGCGGCGTGTTGTCCAAGGAGGTATTGGATAACCTGATAGGACCTAAGGCTTTGGAGGCGGCCAGCTTTGCCACAGATCGATTGAGTGACGATAAACTGGCGTCAGATCTACCCGTGGACGAAAACGCGAACGCAGATGAGTGACGACAACAACGACAACCTAGACGCAGCGATGGACAAAGTCGCCGAAACGCTGGTACCTACGCGAGCGAAGTCGACAGGAGCCAAGAACGGCGAAGCGGCACAGGCTCAAGTCATCATTCGCACGACAGACGAAGAGCGCGAACGCTGGAAGGACGCAGCCGCAAAAGCAGGCATGTCAATGAGCGAATGGTTGCGTGGCTTGGCTTCCAAAGAAGCCACATCGGTGCTTGAATGCGATCATCCTATGCACATGCGCCTGTCTTACCCGTGGGCCGAATTCTGCCTGAAGTGTACAAAGCGGCTTCGTGGCTGATACACCAGAGGCACGTAGGCGACGCAAACAGCTTCGCCGAAAACAGATGGAACTGCCGAAAGAAATGGCGGAAATGATCGCATTCATCCCCCTAGGGGTGTCCACTACTCGCATAGCTCTGAACTTCGCGAGGATGACACGTTCGACTGGCTACGATCAAGCCGCTCTGATGAGCATCAATCCTGTTCTTTTCAAAAGCCAGGCAGTGTGCAAGAGGGCGTTGGTTCTGTTGCAAAACAACGGAATGGTCATGCAACTCGATAACGGGAATTGGGTCGCGACATCACGCGGCCATTTGGCGATCGATCTACTGCGACTCCGGGAACCCTCTATTTCGGATCGCCCTGATCTCGAACTCGAATAGTCAGCTGCCGAGCAACCAGGCAACGACGCGCTTTCTTAGCGCAGGCTTCTGGATGTCGTTCGCATAAACGACGACGGCTGACGGCGCATCTTTTTCCTTCGCGTTTTTCTTGACTGTCGGCTTCTTCTTGGCTGTTGACTGTTTCTTCGCTGACGATTTCTTGTTGCTTGTTGACATTGCTGCTCCTATCGGTTGCACAAGACAACTTAGTTGACGCAAGCTCACCCGTGGCGCAACATGCATTTTCGGGCACATAAAAAAGCGTACGATTGGATATGCTTCCAGCATCGTTTCCATCACCACTAGACAAGCTCGCATTGGCTGTGTCGTCTGCTGTGGAAGTCAAAGAGCAGACAGTCAAGGAATATGGAATCGGCGAGGATATCAACATCAACCTCTACGCCTGGAACGGGCCATTCCTGAGCGCCATCTGCCAGATGTCGTCGCAGCTTATGGATCAATCACATGAGGTAAGATTCGGTCGAGTCGTCGACGCATCAGTAATCATTCGCCAAGCACTCGGCATCGATTCGATCACGATGATCGCCGAAGGCTACGTCAGTATCGATCCCCTTCGCACGCAGGAAATGCCTTTGCCGGAAGCGTTCGTCAAACTCCCTGACGTAGTCAAGGAGTGCATCACCTTCACACACGTCTACCAAGAACAAGTTCTATTCATGACGAAGCCCTACAAGTACACAGTGCCAAGATCCCTCATATGGGAAAAGGAGATCTTTACACCAGGTCGGACGATCATGCGAGGTGGTAACAGCAAGTACCCCCTGATGTTCAGCAAAGTGCTCAACGAAGTCGAGAAGGCGGACGAGCCTCAGGAACGCGGCGTCTACCTCAAGACGCTCGGCCAGGGTCTAAGAGCGATTGGCTTTGAGATCACCTGGCTGTAGTCACCCGTAGGCGCTACAGGAAACTCTCGCCATCAAAGCGCTTCAACCTGAAACTGTCGAAAGACAGAATCGCACTAGGCGGCACAGTGCGAGAGTACCTGAATGACACGAGATCAAAAGGGTAGAAGCCACTCACCTCATCCTCCTCTTGGTGCACGGCCAATGCATCAGCATCAAGCAAATCTGCAAGGATCGTGCACACGATCGCAGTATTCGTTTGGCTGATGTCGTACGTCATCTCCGTGCCACCCGTGGGAGTTTCGACTTCGATCGTGCCGAGCATCTTGAAGCCATTGCGAATCCTGATGAACCCTGCCGCATACTCCGCCTTGTTGGCCAAGTACACGACGTTATCGATACCGGGCACGATACCTGCCTGACGAATCGTCTGCTCACAATCAGGGAACGTGGCGTGATACAGGAAGTCGTTTGTGAGGGTGGGTAGCAGCGGCGCTAGCGGACTGTTCGATTCGCTCATCGTCTACGCTCCACGTTTCCCGTGCAGGAATACGAACACCACGTCACCATACAACATCGACGAACGGTTATTTCTTGCGCTCAAAGATGGCGAGCAAGACAACTGCGACGTAAACGAACCAAGCAATCGTGGTGTAGGTGAACGGAACGTCGGTTTTCAGATCGAGAGCAAGCAAAGCAAATAACCAGACAATGGCCAGTATGCGGATCGCCAGTCGACGACGTTGCTCAATCTGATAATGAGCGAATCGATTTACGGCTGGCATATGGACATCCTACAGGTATTGACTTGTCGATCCCATGGCTCGCACGATCACCTGAGCCCCAATACAGTCAAGGATTATGTTGTCGAGCCAGTCTTGGTTTTGTCAACGGGGCTTCCGAAACTTTTCGCGCGCCGGCGGCGGGGGTGGGCAGGTGTGTGCCAGTGTTTGGGGCTCGGTTTTTGTTTGGATTTATCTGGTTGGTGGGCTGGTTTTGGGGGTTGGGAGCATTTTGATTGGGGTGGAGGTGTGGGCTTCTTTGTTTCGGCAGATGACTTCGGTTGCTTTGATGTGGAGGGTGAGGGTTTGTCCGCATTTGGGGCAAGTCCATATGTATTTGCGTTGGTTGGCCATTGTTTAGGGGGTGCTTTTTGTTGTTGGTTGGGTTGTGGGTAGTGTGGTGTTGTGGGTGAGGCCAGGTTTCGTGTTCGTGAGCCGGATCATATTGATTTTTCTGATGATGTTTTGTTGGATAAGTTTATGTCTGAGGCGGCTGTTGGTGCTCAGAGGTTGTTTGACGATTATTTGAGTAGGGGTTTTGAGATTGGGTTGGAGTCTGTTGAGGGTGATGTGGCGAGGGAGATTTGTTTGCGTCTTGGGGACGTTTTGGATGAGCTTGAACGTCGGTGTGTGAATTTTTGTCCGCATATTGATTCGTTGCCTTTTTCTCGGCCGCATGTGATTTTGCCGGCGTATCGGAGTGTTGCTTGTTTGGTGTGTGCTCCGGATCATATGAGGCAGGTGGATCCGAATTCGTCGGCTTGTGATTTGTGTGGTTTGGACACGAAAATTTTTTATGAGTTGAATTTGCAGATGGGTCCTGGGGTGTTGGCGATGAATTGTGGGGAGTGTTGTATTTCTTTGTTTAAACCTTGAAGTCTGTGGTGATGATGTTGCCGTCGAGGTGTGATTGTGGGGGTATGGGGTTGATGGTGAGGACGCGTTGGAGCCATCTGTCGGTTCCGTCGTAGCGGGCTTTGAAGGGTTTGCGGCCGTGGATGGTTGTTTTGTTGTTGATGGTGAGGAGTTCGCCGGTTTTGAGGGTGATTTCTTTGTGGACTGTTTTTATGGCTTGGCGTAGGGCGATGAGCGCTTCTTTTGCGGATAAATTTATCCCGTTTGTGAGTTCTCCGTCGTAGCAGATTTCCCAGGCTCCGCATGTTTTGCGTAGTGGTGTAACGATCATTTTTGTGGCGGCCGCTCCGCCGATTCTGAAGCTTTTGTCGATGCCGGTTTCATACCAGGGTATTTGCAGGTTCTCGATCGTTGGCGAGGTGAGCTCGTTCATAATGTCGTCGATGTTTGCGTAGGTTGTTGCGGCGTTTTCGTCGCCCCTGAGGCACAGGAGGTGGATGTGGGATGGTTTGTATGGGTGGAACGCGGATTCTGTGTGGAATTCGAGTTCGACTTTTGATGATCCGGAGATTTGTTCGTTTTCGTGTTCTTTGTTGGGGATCAGGTTGTGTACGAGGCGGCCGTTTTGTTCCTGCTTGTAGGCGACCGGAAAACCGTATTTTCGGGCATGGTCGATCAGGGCATCGGATGCGTGTTTGACTGCGGCGTTATCGACGTACGCGTCTGGTGTGGTCGGTGGTATGTCGCCGATTTCGATGCGGCGAACTTCTATGCTCATTTCAGTAATCTTAGTTTGTTGCCGGGTGATGCGACAGCAACTAGATCTATAGGTCTTTGACCGGCACTTCGACGCCGTAGATCTTTCGCATGTCGGACACGATGGGTTTGATCGACTGCGGTGTTCCGTGGGTGAAGTAGACGGGCCCTCCGATGTGTGCCGGGGGGTGGATTTTGTAGCTCCCCTTTTTCGTAGTTACTACGTTGAAGCCGAGTTTTTGTAGCTCCTTGAAAAGCCTCATAACTGCTTTGCTTCCGTGTTGTCTTGCCATTTGATAACTCCTCCTTGTGGAGCTAATCTATGTATGTTGCTAACAGACTATAGTGTGTAATCAGAAATAGCAACCCCCCGGCTAGGATGGGGGTATGGACGCATGGAATACCGAACATCGGCATATTGTCAGCGAAATTTCGGCCGAAATCGCGTATATGGAGTTCAAGATCGCGGTTTACGAGCAGTACCTGTACGAGATTCGTAGGGGTAACGGGGACGAGATCCGGCTCGGCCAACTGTATTTCAATATGCTCATCAATAGGCAGCCGAATGTAGCCAATGCCATCAGGGGCACGATTTATGACCCCTACCATCGCGAAAGTATTAGCCGCTCGGTGGAAGATCGGGTAATAGAACTTTGGGCGAGGCTACCCGAATACAGGGATTTGTGGGTTGTGTAACGCTGTACCCGCTTATATGATTCTTGTTCAATAGTTATCTACAAGGAGCGAAAATGGCAAAATCACTCAAGCCCATTAGCGAATACGACAAGCTGGTCAAGAGCGGTATCGGCCGAAAGAGCAGGAAGAAGCTCAGCGTGGAAGAGCAGGCTCACCGCAACCGGGTCCGCCAGGAAGCGCGACGCCGAGCATTGCTGGTGCTTCAACACCGCTACTCGGAGGAGTACGCTGCTCTTTACCAAGCGGAACAAGAGTTCCTCAACCAGGAAGAATCAAAGTAAGGAGCCATCATGGCAACGAAAAAGAAAGCAGCGAAGAAAGTGAAGAAGAAGCCGGTGGTCAAGAAGAAGCCGGCGGCGAACAAGAAGCCGAAGACGAAGAAGAAGTCTGCGGCGAAGAAAGTGGTTGTGAAGCCGAATGCGAAAGTTGTTGTCGAGAAGACAACGGCCGTCAAACAAAACAAACAATCTGCCTGGCTCTAAAACCAGCTCGGTCTGGGCCGGTAGCTCAGTGGTTAGAGCAGCACTCTTATAAGGTGTTGGTCGTGGGTTCAATTCCCACTCGGCCCACCAGGAGGAAAACATGGAGAAAAATGTGGAGCATGAAGCACATCTGGGCGAGACATTTGATTCGGTTGCCGAGATGTCAGATGAAGAATTTGAAAAGTGGGCGGAGTCAATTTTTCATATTGACGAATGGACTATAGAAAAGTACGACGATTGGGCCTCCGCAATTTGCCCACTGGCGGATCTCCCCGAATGACATCCAGGGACACCCATGACATCGAGGAGTATGAGCGAGAGAAGGCTCGCATGGAGATCGCCGACAGGGCGTATCGCGAGTGCGAGATGACAGGCAAACCGTCGAAGATTCTCAAGTCGGCGAACATCCAACCAGGTTTGGTCGTCAAGCTGATGGCAGCATCCGAGCCGTGTCTTTTCTCCAACAAAAACCCAATTGAAGTGAAACCGGTGGTCGTCGATCCGAAGGTGTTTTTGGCGTTGGGCCAAATGCTCGAAGCGGCAAAATTCCATGCCGAATATCAAATAGAGTTTTGGAAGGAACTTCAATCATGACCCTGACCGAAAAAGAATCTTTATTGCCGTGGGCCGTGGCGATAACGCTTGAACCTTTCGAATATGCCACGGCATCGAATGTTGGGGTTCGTAGAGTTGTGACCGCCATCTATCGGAACAGCGCCAATCAGCATGGTTTTAAAAATGGTCATGGATGGGCGGAGCACATAGAGGGTGCATGTGCGGAGATGGCCGTCGCAAAACATTTTGATATTTATTGGGATGGATCTAACGGAACGTACAAAGTTCCGGATCTTTCCGGCTTGATGCAGGTTCGATGGACCCCGTATGCGACAGGGAAGTTGATCGTTCGCCCTGCGGATGACGATTACTGCAAATATGTTTTGGTCACCGGGTCTTGCCCGAATTATGTGATTCGCGGCTACATGCAGGGAGTGGTGGCCAAGAACCCAAAGTGGCTTGACAGCCTGGGTGATGTAGATCGACCGCAGACATATGCAATCCCCCAGTCGGAACTGTACGACATAAAGGACATCTGCTGAAATGGTGGCAGACGTAATTTTTGTCGGCGTTTTGTTTTTGATGTTCGAGGTGATCGCGTTCGTTGGCGAAGAAATGATCCGGGCCCAGCGAGCGACTGGATGGATTTTGGTGTTTCCTCGCTACGTATTCATGGCTTACGCTTTCGTTGCTCTGGGCTATTTCGCGGTGTTGGTGCCGTTGTCTGTGTGGATTCTTCTGGATATTCGGCGTTGTCGAATGTGGTGGTCGTACTGGATGGACAAAAAACCATTCGGCTGATTCAATGAGCGAAGCCAAGAAGCCCGGACCTTCGGCCCATTTGTTTTACGAAGATGAGAACGTCACTCTTTTTTGTGGTGACTCTTTCGAGATTCTTCCAAGAATTTCCGTGAAATTCGCCGAGGTGGTGATTACTGATCCACCATACGAACTTTCTCCCCAGCAAATAGTCGAAATAGATTCTCATTTTTTGAGAGTGGCCAACGGGAAAATTGTTTTCATGCCACCGGAGAATCAGTGGGTGAACTCTGATCAGTTTTGTTTTTGGATAAAGCCGATAAGCACCAAAAACACCAGCAAACGGTATTCGAGGTTTGTGGAAATGATTTTCATCGGTGGAAACTTGCAGTGGAACACCGGCAGGCATTGGAGTCAATACACCAACGTTTTTGCCGACCTTGTCGAAGGAGAAACCGACCACCCATACGAAAAGCCGGTGTCTCTCATCAGGCGTCTCGTTCTCAACCACACCAATCCTGGCCAGGCGATCATTGACCCGTTCGCTGGGAGTGGAACAACGTTGGTTGCGGCAAAACGGACAGGTAGAAGGGCCATAGGTATTGAGATAAATGAAACGAATTGCAAAACAATCGTAGAGAGACTCAAATAAAAACCTCCGCCACGGCATCGCGCAGCGAACTAATCTTTGATTTATGGGAAAAAAGAAATCAAAGTCAACCAGGAGCGGGCCTCAGCAAAGACGGAGAATCAACCCGATTACGAAACAAATCGAATGGGTTCCTGGAACAAAAGCTGGTAAAAAACGCCAAAGACTTCCGGTCGGACATCCGCTGCGAACCCACGACCTGCACGGTCCGGTCGGCAAAAAGAAACCGCGGCCAGTGACAAAAAATATTGCAGATGAAGATTAATCCGTCTCTTGCATCGCTTGTTCTTCCGATCGAAAAACTTGTTCCTCTGGAAGGCAACCCACGAAGGGGAGTCGTCAGCGCCATAGCGGCGTCATACGCGGAATTCGGTCAAGTAAAACCGATTGTTGTCAGACCGAACGATGACGGAACGTTTACCGTCCTTGCCGGAAACCATCAAGTTGAAGCAGCTAAATCACTCGGTTGGGACTCGATTGCCGCAGTTCAAATGAACGAGGATGACCGCAAGTCGATTGCATTTGCTCTTGCGGACAATAGGACCAGCGAAATCGGTTCTTCTGATCCAGATTCACTAATTCAGATGATCCAAGAAGTTTCTCTTGACTACAAAGACCTTGTCGAAAACCTGGGTTGGGATGACTTCGAAATGGCCGCAATGGAGGAACTGGCCCACGTAGAGGTAGGCGTCGAGCGTGGGTATGTTCCTCCGGCGATCGTAGAGCCGCTCCCCGTCCCCATTTCTTCTTACGGTCAACAAGACGCCCAGCAGCCAAACGCAATCCAAATAGATTCGCAAAAAGCGGCCGTGATGGGTGCGGCAAAAGCGAGTCTTGGACAAAAATCCGTCGTACAGTACACCCTGGTATTCGATAACGCGGATCAGCAGCGGCGATGGTATGAATTCATCAGATTTTTGAGATCCACCCCTGCCGGCGACGGTGACACGACTGCCGCAAGACTCATTGAATTTATTGAGTCTCACGCGGATTTTTGAGCAATTTTTGCCTTTAGCTCTGTGAACACGGATGATCTTTTGCCCAGAAGCCTAGGTCCTGGCCTTTGTACCACCCGAAAGATGCGAGGTTGTCGTACATTCTTTGAAGTGACCTGAAGTGGGAGCATCGCCCGAAAACGAGTGCGGATCTGGCCATCTTGTAGAGACGGATTTGCGAAAGGGTTTGCGGTACCTGATCTCGGTGTCTGATGTCATCGGGGATCCATCTTCCCGCCTTGATGTCCCACCCGTAGGCGGCGGCGACATTGATCAAATTGTCATCAAGGCGCTTCAAAAACTCTTTGTCAGATCTCAATTTTTTGACTTCGTCACCCGGAACACGAAATTGTTCACCGTAGGTATTTGATGGTTCTTCGATCGGAAATGCCCACCAGTCGAAATGATCGTTGTGAAATTTGTACCATTCTTCGTTTTGGGCCCACGAAATGAATTTGCCGTGTTGTTCGGTGTTGCGATTCATCAAATCTTCGGTTCCGCCATAGGTCTTGTAGGCTGCGCTGTCTCTCCAATTTTTATCACTGACGAAATTGTCCTGCACGATAGGATTGTCATACCACAGGTCGTATTCCTCCTG